AATTCTGCCCACCTTCACCGTACCGGCTCCCGACGAAGAGGACCTCTGAATGTCTCAAAGACCACATCCCTTCTATCGTCGCTCTGTTCGACTCGGCGGTATCGTGCTTGTCTTGGCCATTGCGCTGGGGTACTGTAACCTGAAGTCTGGAAATTCGTTCGAGTTGGGGGGCCAAGAGCCTCTGCCGGGGCGCGCCCCGGCAGAGGCTGCCCATTCTGGTATTCCATGGAGTTGCAAACCAACCATGGAGAAGAGCGAATGGACAGACGGAAGGATACGGCCGTTGAGGCAGTCATGGAACAGTTGATTCAACAAGGGCCTGGCGACATCGCCGGAGTGTTCGCGCGCGCGTTCGAGCTGGCGATGCAAATCGAACGCGAACGGTTTCTCGGCGCAAGCCATTACGAGCGCACGCCCGAGCGTCACGGCTATGCCAACGGCTACAAGCCCAAGCGGATCGACACGCCGGCGGGCACGGTGAACGTGCAGGTGCCCAAGACCGCAGGGCACGATGGGGAGCCGTTCTATCCCCAATCGCTGGAGCGCGGCCGCCGCTCGGTGCGCGCCGTCATGCTGGCGGTCGCCGAGATGTATATCAAGGGCGTGTCCACCCGCGATGTGGAGGCGGTGATGCGCGAGTTCGGCATCGAGAGCCTGTCATCCTCGCAGGTCAGTCGTGCCGCCAAGCTGCTCGATGAGGATCTGGCGGCTTGGCGCGACCGTCCGCTCGGCCAGATCAAGTATCTCATCCTCGACGCGCGGTACGAGAAGATGCGTCACGGCGGGATCGTGCGCGACGTCGCCGTGCTCTCGGCTATCGGCATCGGCCCGGACGAGCGCCGCCGTGTTCTCGGCGTATCGGTGGCCCTGTCGGAGGCCGAGGTCCACTGGCGGGCCTTTCTCGAAAGCCTGGTCGCGCGCGGCATGCGCGGGGTCGAATTTGTCGTCTCCGACGACCACAGCGGCCTGCGCGCCGCCCGCCGCGCCGTTCTGGGCGGCGCCACATGGCAGCGCTGCCAGTTCCACCTCGCCCGGAACGCCATCCATCACGCCCCCAACGCCGAAATCCGCAAGCGCATCGGCCGACAGCTGAAATCGATCTGGACAGCGGGCGATCTCAACAAGGCCGAAACCGCCCTGACCGAGCTGGTCGCCAGCTACCGCGACACAGCGCCCAAGCTGGCCGCATGGCTCGAGGAAAACGTTCCTGAAGGCCTCGCCGTCTTCACCCTGCCCGAGCACCACCGCAAACGGCTGCGCACGTCAAACCCGATCGAGCGCTCCGTCCAGCAGGAATTGAAACGGCGCACAGTCAAGGTGAGGGTCTTTCCCGGCGAAGACGCGCTCTTGCGCCTCGTCAGCGCCGTGCTGGTCGAGATCGACGAAAAGTGGGCCTCCGAAACGAAGGCCTACATCAAGTGGGAATGCCAGGATGCCTGACCCGCTCTCAGCAGAATTTCCAGACCTCGGGTTGCTCAATCTGTCAATCGGGGCGATTGACGTCGTGCGCTGCGCCTGACAACCCTCTGCGTGATACAAGGAGCATGCCATGCCCACAGACACAAACGCCGACAATGCGCGCCATACCGAGAAGATGCGGAAAATCAAAGCCGCGCGCGACAAGATGATGGAAACCAAGACCGAGGAAAAAGGCCTGATCATGGTCCACACCGGGCCGGGCAAGGGGAAATCCTCCAGCGGGTTCGGCATGGTAATGCGGTCGATCCAGCACGGCATGGGTTGCGCCGTGGTGCAGTTTATCAAGGGCAACTGGGAGACTGGCGAAAAAAGCTTTCTGCGGGAGCGGTTTGCGGATGAGTGCCGGTTCTTCGTGTCTGGTGAAGGTTTCACATGGGAGACGCAGGACAAAGAGCGCGACATCAAAGCAGTGCAAAACGGCTGGAAGATCGCGCAGGAACAAATCCTCGACCCTGCAATTGCTTTTGTTTTGCTGGACGAGATCAACATCGCCTTGCGCTATGATTACCTTGATATCGACGAAGTCGTCGACTTCATGCTGACAAAAAAGCCGCAGATGACCCATGTCTGCCTAACCGGGCGCAACGCCAAGCCTGAGCTGATTGAGGCCGCTGATCTGGTAACTGAAATGACGCTGGTAAAGCATCCCTTCCGCGACGGCGTTAAGGCACAGAAGGGCGTGGAGTTTTAGACGTTGCCGCGTGTGGATGTTGGGCAGGTCAAAAACGGCGAGGACGATCTGGGTCGCTGGCAGACATAACTGCATAGCGATACAGGCGGGCTGATCTGATTGGGTGCGTTTATCGAGACGCTTTGGCCCCCGCGCTGCCGCCTCAAAAAAACCACTGGCTGAGGTGCTCCCAACTCCTTGGACAGGATCTGGCGCTTTCTTAGCTCTTCTGTGCTCCTGCTGATCGGGTTGCGTAACTTCGGTTTGCAGTGAGTGGACCACTGCTGGTGGTTGGCCGCCAAGTGCCTTGTGAGGGCGGCGGTAGTTGTAGAACTCCATCCATTTGCGGATATGGCCCTCGTTGCGCAGGTGCCATGTCATCTGCCGGACGCCAAAGAAGGGCGTCTCCAAGAACTGAACATCGATCAACCGCATCAAGGACCGCGCTTCAGCTAGACTGACTGGATCACCTCCCTTGTCGGCCGAGGCCGGATAGGCGTCGACCTCGTCCAGAAAGATGTAGCGCGCCGGTGTCGAGCGCAGCCCGACCGCCGAGTTCGCCCCGGTCATGATCAGGATGCCGCCCGCGAACTCCTTGGACAGCATGGTGTTGCCCGCATCACGCGAGCGCGCTGGTTTGACCCGTTCGCGCAGCTCCGGGCTTTCCTCGATCAGCGGATCGATCCGCTGGCGCGAGTTGCGTTTCGCCAGTTCCACGGTCGGCTGCACCGCCAGCATCGGCCCCGGTGCCTGGTGGATGGCAAAGCCGATCCAGTTGTTCCCGGCCTCGGTCGCGCCGACCTGTGCGGCCTTCATGAACACGATGCGCTGGACCGCCGAACTGGGTGACAGCGCATCCATGATTTCGCGCATGTAGGGCGTGCGCGCTGTACGATAGCGCCCCGGCTCGGCGCTGGCGCGTGACCCCAGCATCCGGTGTGCATCGGCCCATTCCGATACCGTCAGATCGGCGTCCGGCCGCATCCCCCGACCCCAGGCCCGCAGCAGTTGATCGGCACCGTCAAAGGCCTCGGATTCAGCGAAGGTCGATGCGGACCTCGGCGAGGCTGTCGAGTTGGGCACGGACATGGGCTTCCAGCACCTTCTGCATCATGACGGGCTCCAGACTTCCATGATCCGCGATCATCACCCCCAGTTCTGACGCCATCAGCGCCGCAGCCCGCGCAGGCCAGGTCACCCAGGCATCGCGTTCCTCCCGCGCCAACCGGAACACCAGGCCCACCGCGCGATCCCGGTCGATCAGCTCGCCCTTCAGCTTCGCGAGCTTCAGCTTGCGCTCCTGCGCCTTCAGCACCTCGTTGGCAGTCTTGGCCTGCAGAAAGGTCGTGCCGCCGCCAGTGACTGGGGCGGGCAACCCTTCCTCGCGCAGTGTGTCACCGACGGTTGAAAGCGCTGCGTCCGGCACCGGCTTCAGCTTGGGTGCGGGTGGTGGCGCTTTCTTTGCCTCGCCCCGTTGCTTGGCGGGGTCCGTCATCGCGGCGCGGCGCGCATCGGAAGCAGCCGCGTCAATCGATCCATCGGCGTGCTGAACCAGCCGCCCGGTATCCTTGGCTTTCTGGATCGCACCGCGCGACAGGCCGACATGGGCGGCATACTGACGCTCGCTCATCCCCTGCATCTCGCACCCCGTATCCTTCATAAAGCAATGATATTGCTTGGAAATGAGTTGATTACACTCTGCGAAGGAGCGATTCTGGGATCAGGAAATCACCCCGGATCGGAGACCAAATCATGACTGCAATCACAACCATCCGCATAGACCACGCAGCGCTTCCCGCACAATTCGACCGCTCGCGCCCGAACGCCGTCGCCGAGGCCATCGAGGCCACGCTGCGCGAAGACGGGATCACCGCCGAAGCCTCGGACGTGATCTCGCATCTCAAGATTGAGCTGCCGACCACCCAGCTTGCCGCCGCCAGCGCTGTGCTGGCCAGCTTGCACCTGATCTGAGGGAGAGCAGAACCATGAGCACACGCGCGCAGATCGCCATTCAAACTGGGCCCGAGGAATGGGCGCATATCTATGTCCATTTCGACGGCTACCCTTCGCACATGCTGCCCGCACTGGCGCCTTGGACGCCTGAGGACATCCTCACCGCAAAGGAAATCCGGCAGGTGCGCGCTGATGAACTGGACTGTTTCGATCCACCCCGCGCGTCGCAAATTCTGCCGCATCCGACCTGCGAGCTGTGCCACCTTTATCTCTGGCAGGACGGTGGCTGGGTGGATGCCACCAACCGCGCCAAGTGATCGGAAAGCAATGTTATTACTCTGAATTGACTACGATAAGCAGTCCATCAGAGCGATGATTGTCACACGAAGACGATGCAACTCACCACGGAGCCACCCCGATGACCCGCCGCGCGACCGACAATGCCAAAGCCCTTGACGCCTTCCTCGCTGCCAAGGTCGAGATCGACGCGATGCTTGCGCGCCTGACAACTCTCAGCGCGGACCATTTCGACGCCCATCCTGATGAGATCAACTGGGGCCATGTCGGAACCGTGAACTACTACGCCAGCCAACTGCGCCAGATCACCGACAGCACATTCAAGGAAGGCGAACACGCCACGTGATCTTTTGCCCCCGACGCAAGGTCAGCCCGCCACCGGCGGGCTTCACCCGGTAGAAGGCACCGCATGTCGCGTCGCCTGTGAACCCGAGATCGCCATGACCCAGACCCAACTCACCGACCCACAAGCCGCCATTCTGTCCACCGCCTGTGCGCGCGAGGATGGGATGGTGTTCCCTGTCATCGCCAATCTCAAAGGCGGCGCCGTGGGCAATGTCTGCAAGAGCCTGCTGAAGCGCGGGTTGATCGAGGAGATCGTCGCCGCTGATCCCGACACGGTCTGGCGGCACGATGACGCGGGTCCCCTGACCTTGCGCGCCACACCGCTGGCCCATGCGACGCTCGGGCTTGGCGACGCCGACGGTGATGTGCCCGCCCCGCAACAAGACCTGACACCTCCGAGCCAGCGCAAGGGTACCAAACAGGCGCAGCTGATCGCCATGCTCCGTGCCAACGGTGGCGCGACCATCGATGAGATCGTCGCAGCCTTGGGCTGGCGGTCGCATACGATTAGAGGCGCAATGTCAGGCGCGTTGAAGAAGAAGCTTGGGCTCGCGGTTGTATCGGAGAAGATCGAAGGACGCGGGCGGATTTACAAACTGCCCACTGTCTGATCGCTCAGCCCGGGAAGATCACGATGCCGCCGTCCCACCCGGGGCGGCGGTTTTTCATTGCCAATTTAGCAGATCGCGGGCCGCCGCCTGCAGAATGTCCTGCGCCATTCGGGGCTCGCAAGTTTACATGCCACCCAGCTCGGGATCGCCGACGTTGTCCTCGAACCACTGCCGACCCTCATCCGAGATCGGACGCAGGACGACGATGGTCCCGTGATCGTTGATCTCGATGTGTTGCCATTCTGACATGTGCCAAGGCTAGCATCCGTCCTCCGGCACCGCCAGCGGGGTCAGACCCGTCGCAATCGCTCGAAGGCCCGCTGCAAGGCGTAGCTGCGGCCAATTGATACGATTGTGAACACCAGCCCCAGCTTCAGGCTCTGTGCCAGCGTCGTGTGCAGCCCACAAATTGGGAAGATCAGGATCTGCGTGACGACGGCGGCTCCGTAGCCGACGATCACGTTAGCAACGGAGTCGACCAGTGACATCACGCGCGATTGGCCGGATTCCCGCAAAAGCGTGGCTTCGTTGATCGAACGAACCCGCCCCATTGCCTCTGATTTTTTCTTAATTTTTAGTCGCAAGGATCAATATCTACGTTAAACAAGGAGAGAGTTTCCCAGTTTTCGAAGAATAGGCCGTTCTAAGTTCTATATTTGAAGATCGCTGCTTGACGTCTTCGCAGTCACAACCTATAAAGAATCCAGAAAGCGAAGATTTAGCCTATCGCAACTTCGAAAAATGGAGAAAATCAGTATGAAGTGGTTCGAAAAGCATAAGGAAGACACAGTAGGTTCGGATACCGAAGTTCCGGGGATTGGGTACCGTGCCATTGCGAAGATCTCCGATGAAGTAATGGACGGCCAGACAATGGTGCAGTTCGTAAGGGACGCTTTCGTCAACCAGAAGTCGTTCGGCGAGTATCTGGGCGTAGGCGAGTCCACCGTCGCTGGGTGGATGAAGAACGGCTCCTTTCCGGACTACGCCAAGCGCGCCACTTTGGCGGCCTACTATTCGAACAAGTATTTTCGGAAGCTGAAAGACGCCAAGCGCGACGCAACTCAGCCGAAGATCGTGAAGGATGGGGATCGCTACATGATCGTCCGCTTCAAGATCGACGAAGCTGGGGTAGCAATTGGCGACATCATGGCGCGGGATATTCCGACCGAAAAGGCAGCGTTGATCTTCGCAGGCGGGATCCGGGCTTGGGAACTCCTTCGCGAGGCCGAACATCTGATCGATCACGAGCTCGAGTCAATGGATCCTGAAGACAGTGCGTGGATCCAGGACCTCAAGGATGAGATCGGATTGGAGCGTGATCGCACTTTCGCTCACGAAAAGCTTCTCAAGATCGGACGCGACCGGCACGAGTTCATCCAGAACTTTGAACTCTTGCTTCCCGAGGGGCCGTCGGAGACCACGGTCGACAGCAATAACGAAGCGGAGGTAAATGATGACTAAGCATAAGCGCGAGTGTCTTCGTCTTTGTGAGCAGGTAGGACTCGATGTGTCTGGGGTCGAGCACCGCTCTCGTCACCTTGCTATGCACACGTCCAAGGGCGTCCTGATCTTTCCTAGTACGCCCAGCGACCATCGTTGGCGGATGAATATGCGTGCTCAAGCACGCCGCCTTGCACGGGATTAATCGCGTTCAAGATTATTCGGATTGTGCCATCGCCAAAATTGAGGCGGTGGCCTTTTCGTTCGCCAACCTAGTATCCCGCACTTTCCCGAAGGTCCGGCCATCGCCATCAAGGATCGCGTCGTGGCCCGTGAACTGTTGCCACCGCTCCACAGCAACATCGACATACGCCGGATTGAGTTCGATCCCAGAGCACACACGACCAGTGGTTTCCGCCGCAATCAGCGTCGTGCCCGATCCCATGAAGGGCTCGTAGACGGCCTGTCCCGGGCTGGAATTGTTCAGGATCGGGCGGCGCATGCATTCCACGGGCTTCTGGGTCCCGTGGACAGTTTCGGCATCCTGATCCTTGTTTGCGATCTGCCAGAGCGTTGTCTGTTTGCGGTCCCCCGCCCAATGGCCCTTGCCGGTTTTTTTCACGGCATAGAGGCAAGGCTCGTGCTGCCAGTGATAGTCGCCACGGCTCAGCACCAGACGGTCTTTTGCCCAGATGATTTGCGACCGGATGTTGAAGCTCGAGGCAATCAGGCTGTCAGCGACCGTGGTCGCGTGCAGTGCCCCATGCCAGACATAGGCAACGTCGCCAGGAAACAGCGCCCAGGCCTCGCGCCAATCGGCTCGGTCGTCGTTCAGAACCTTGCCGATGCGTTTGGTCGCGGCGGCCCCCGCCTTGTTGCGCCAACCGGGATCGTATTCGACGCCGTAGGGTGGATCGGTCACCATCAGCAGCGGCAGGACGCCATTCAGAACGTGCGCCACATCGATGGCCACGGTCGCATCACCGCAGAGCAGCCGATGCTTGCCAAGCACCCAGAGATCGCCGGGGCGGCTGATTGGGGTTTCAGGCGGTTCGGGAACATCGTCCTCGCCCTCGCGGGAGGCGGTTTCAGGATCGACATCTCCGGCCAACAGCGCCTCGAGTTCAGCGTCATCGAACCCGATCAGGGACAGGTCGAAATCCTCAGCTAGCAGGTCGTTCAGTTCCGTCGACAGCAGCGCCTCATCCCAAGTCCCGAGTTCAGTCAATTTGTTATCCGCGATCCGGTAGGCTCGACGTTGAGCCTCGGTCAGATGCCCCAACACGATCACTGGCGCTTCGGTCAGCCCGAGTTGCGTGGCGGCGAGAACCCGACCGTGACCCGCAATCAGTTCGCCGTCGTCTGCGACCAAGCAGGGCACGGTCCAGCCGAACTCAGCCATGCTGGCGGCGATCTTTGCAACCTGATCTGCACCATGCAGCTTCGCGTTCTTCGCGTAGGGCTGCAATTGACTGATCGGCCGCATTTCGATGCGGTCGGGAGCAAAGGCGAGGGTCATGAGTTGCGTCCTGTTGCAGGATTGGCTGGCTTCCGGGGTGGACTCCGGCTGCGGAATCCATGGTGGATTCCACTGGCTTCAAGCTGGACTCCGGAGTCCAGGGTATCCACCCCGGAGTCCACCAGCCAAGTGTCTGTTTTATTGTGCTATTTCAGGGTTTCAGGGTGGATTCCACGAGGGGTGGACTCCCAAAAAAATCGCTCTGACGCTAGCGATATGCCGCGCTGCGCCCCCCAGCATACGAAGTGCACGGAAAGGAACCGTGAAATCAATGACTTAGCGGGTGGCGGAGATGGTTTTTCCGGTCAACCGGTCACCGTTTGTCCGG